CTTGCTTTGTATGATGATCGCGCAGGTTACGGGCTTAGAACCAGGCGAGTTTATTCATACGACTGGTGACACCCACCTCTATCTGAACCATCTTGAACAAGCAAGGCTGCAACTGTCACGCGAACCACGTCCGTTACCGACGATGAAACTCAATCCAGACGTGAAGAGCCTCTATGATTTCAAGTACGAGGACTTTGTTCTGGAAAACTATGATCCATGGCCGCATATCAAGGCAGACGTTAGCGTATGAAGTGCCACTACGAGAATATCAAAGGTGTTGGCAAAGTCCTGATACCGGGCTGCATGGCTGTTGCAGTGTCACAGGATATCGAAGACTGCACCTGTCACCCAACGACAATACGCCAGTTTGAGACACAAAGGTACAAAGAGCACGTCGAGGAACTGAAAAAGCGTATTCGTGAACTTGAAGAGGAAAACGACTTCTACGCGAAAGTCCTTTCTGAGAACGAAATTGAGAACCCATACAAAAGAGCGAGTAGGAAATGACCTACCCGCTCTTTTTCTTAGATAATGGCATCCAACCTGTCAAATTCTTCATCTACAGACTCTTGCAGGACGTGAGCATAAATCTGTGTTGTCCTGATACTGTTATGCCCCATGACCTTTTGCAGAACCTCAATAGGCATCTTATTCTTCAATGCGACCGACGTTGCAAAGGTATGTCTTCCTACATGAGAGGTAAGATGTGTCGTTATATTGGCTCTGTACTGGATGGTCTGGAGGTTGCGGTTGTAGAAGTGCAAATCCTGTATCGGCAATGTATAGTTACACTCTTCCAGAACCTTTACAGCAGCGGTTAGCAACGTGATATTATACATTTCATGCGTCTTCACCCTGAGACTACGCAGGCGCATTTTACCATCGACCTCTCTCACTGAGTCAATATCAAACATACACATATCAGAGTATGAAAGACTGGTATAACACTGGAATAGAAAGCAAAGTCTGGCATCCCTCAGTGCTTTCTCAGACAGTTTCAGTTGCTTTATCTTGTCAATCTCTTCCATCGTTATGAACCTATGACCAGGACTGTTGTCTCTCTTGAACTTCATAAACTCATAGGGATTCTCCCTGATGTTGCCGAAACGCTTTGCCTCTCCCACGTATATCTTGAGTATTTTGTGGTAGTTCCAGACATTACGAGCCTTGGTAGCATTGGTATATGACAGTTCATCCCAGAGTTTGATATTGGCTTCATTGATGTCAGAGAATTGCCGTATCTTACCCCATTTCTTCAAAGTATTATATATAGAGATATGTGCCTTGCGCGTTGACTCAGAGATAGGACGCTCGTAGATACGCTGGTACATGAAGCGCAGGAAAGAGTCAGTCGAACCGAACACCTGATGATCCATGAACTTCTTCAGGTTGTCGAGAGAGAAAGTTTCCTTTGCCTTCATTTTCTCATTGATATAGTTTTCAATGGTGTTGCGCATATCGTTGATGCGGTCTTGGTACTCTGCCATTTGACCACAATTCAGAACTTTCCCATCCTTAAACTGATGGGAACAAACCTTGATGCCAGTGTTGTAGAAGTTACGAACACGGTCATAAGAAACTTCGATGTAGATGGCTGCTGCCACCTTTTTCGTAGCCTTGTTGTGTCTGTCGAAGACTACCCTTGTCTTTGCAATTTTCATATTCAACTAATTAAGTTCTACATTTGGTACACACACTTGGTACGACATTGGTACACATACTTTGCGTTTATATGCGCAGTATTGCGTTTTCTTTCGTATTTCGGTGGTACACACTTTTATCACCACTTAATCGTAGAATAACAATACATAACTCGTTGAATATTAACCCTTAAATGAAAAAGGCATCACACCTGATGCCTGTTCTATCACTTCTTTGTGTGATCCGTTTGGGGTCAGGATTGCCACTAATTATCAATAAGTTATGTATTGTTGGTACGATTTTGTTACACGCTTAGAACATTCTTACTGCTCCAACTACCTTGAATACTTTTCTAATCTCTGAGATTTTTATGTCCTGATAGTCACCGTATCGTGGTTCTTTGTTCTCAGGTACGAGTCGTATCATGCCTTCTTCCGGCGAACGTATCACCCATTTAACGGTACGCAGGTTGCTGATGGTAACGATGGCGTAGATTTCCCCAAAGATGATATCATTCATTAGAATCTCCCTGATGCAGATTTTGTCACCGCTGTTGATACGAGGTGCCATAGAATCGCCTGTGATGTTGCACCATAAATTGCCTTTTTTGTTGTAGGGCTGGAAGTTGATGTAGTACGCCGGAACAGTAGTCTGGTTGTCTTCAAGTTCATCAAAGCCACCGAGGAAGTCCACATTATAATAGGGTGTACCGTCTTTCGGGTCTATCACGCTTTCTTGCTCTTCGACGAACATTCTTCCCTCTCCCGTCTTGACCCATTCGATGTTTACTTCTGGCCAAGCCGCTTTAAGGTTCTGAAGTGTCCTCTCTCTGACATTCTTCTCCCCCTCTTCAATCGGTGCATTACTTCTGGTTTTGAAATAATTCGTTGCCACACCCATCTGGCGTTCAATGGCTGCTTCTGAGATTTTCGGGTTCTGCTCTTTGAGCCAACCGCGCAACTGACACATACGGTCAAATGTAGAATTAGACTTGTTCATAACTTAATGATATTTAGATGTTTATAAAAAAAAAGATGTATTTTGTTGGCTACATTATACCTGCAAACATCTGAAAAACACTATTAAGTTCTGTTAAAACATCAGATATTATTTGGATATTCAGATTTTTGGTGTTACATTTGCAAGCGAAATCCAAGACGTATTCAGATGTAGGCAGTAAAATTCTAAAAATTTGTCTCACGACAAAATGATTTGCACTGCAAAGATACAAAAAATTGGGTAAAATAGAATAAAAACAACAAGAAAAATTAGATAAAGTATGTCAGAAAGCGTGTTTTTAACATTTCAAGTTGAGAAAATCAATACAGAGGACATCTTAAAGATGGCTGATGAACGCGACTTCAAGACGCGCAGATTGATATTCCCATCTTCAGAATTGCGAAAGAAGGCGCAGAGCACGACGAGTTGGCTCAACATCAACAAACTCCGTCCTATCGGTCTCAACCTTACGACGAAGACAGGTGATGATGATACTGATCTGCTTATCACAATGGGAGAGTACAACAATGGGTAAGGAAACTTATCTCAGGACGAAGGAGGCTGCTGAGTATATCGGTGTATGCTTCAGAACGATGCAGAACTATATCGCTGACGGTCTCATTCCATGTACGAAGCCCGCAGGTCGATGGCTTTTCAAGAAGAGCGACCTCGACGCTTTCCTAAACAATGAAAATCGGTAATACGATTCACATATTTCTCTGGCTGTACCAATGGACTACGAGTTAGTCCGATGATGTAAGAAGGACTTACATAGCCAAATGACGCAGCCCTTGCGTCCACCGAAAACCATTTCCGAGGTGAATAGTAGGTAAAAGGGTTGGCGGGATAAAGCCGCCTATACTGAAGAGGTGTAAACCTTGTGAAGAAAAGTTGAAGGCTAAATACGAATTTTAGCCGTGAGGTATGTCCTCTATTAAAGAATTGGGTAACGCCAATCGCGGCAATTCATTCAGTAGTTCAGTTGGCAGAACGCATGTGTGCACTTACATGAGGTCGGTGGTTCGAGTCCATCCTGAATGACAAGGATTTTTGGTTAAACATTTTATTTTGCATGGCTTGTGAAAGTCAGTAGGCATTATAACGGTATTAACAAAGTTGTTAATTCATATTTGTTGCAACCTGTTTGTGAAAATAGGTTGCTTTTTTGAGCACTCATTTCATTTTATATAGAGGTGTTGTTCGGTATGTCCGTTAAAAGTCCTGCTTTACAATTACTCTCTTTTGACTCATAAAATATGATACATTTGAGAACTTACCGATGCAGGATGATAGAGAGTGGTAGCGCACTTCCACGACACCTCACACTGGAGAGTTGGCTGAGTGACTGAAAGCACCACATTGCTAACGTGGCATACGGCAACGTATCGTAGGTTTGAGTCCTACACTCTCCGCAAAGCACGTCTGGTTTCGCTACCGTAGATCGTGACAGAGCCTTTCGGTGTTGATAACGTGCTATCTCAGTCATGGGGTGCTTGTTATCCTACCCGTGTCCGACACACCGATTGGCTTCCTGTGAAATTTTTTCGTTTGGCGTTAGATAGAACTTTCTGTGATACAGAGAGAGTAGATGTATTTGTGCCCCGTGACAATCCGGTTACGGGGCTTTGGAAGAAAAATCGTAGATAACTACATAAATGAGTTGATTAACCCGTAGCCCGCTTGCTTGTGAAAGTAGGCGGCTTTCCAAAGAATGTTTCGGTATAAGATATAGATATTTTTGATTTGTTTTAGTAGATTAGTTTTTAAATTGTTTGTTCCACCTTGCTCGTGACGAGTAGGGTGGTTTTTTCTTTTAAGATTATGGGATATAAGGATCAGTTGAAGGAATGGCTTGACAAGCATCCGAATGCAACGGTAGAAGAGGCTATTGAGGCTGGCTACTGGATATGCTGTGATAACTGGTGTAAACAACGAAGATAATATATAAGGTATGGAGAAAACATATATTGGTATTGACCCAGGGCAGGTAGGTTTTATTTCTGTCATTTTTCCCAATGGAAAGTTTGAGTTCTATTCGATAGACGAGAATGACGATTTAGACCTCCATCGTATTTTGAAGAGTGTTAAGGAACGGTCTTGGCAGGTTACAGCCGTAATGGAAGACGTACACGCTATCTTTGGTGCTTCAGCAGGAAGCACTTTTGCTTTCGGTGAAATCAAAGGCATACTGAAAGGCTTGCTTATTTCCGAAGAGATAACCTATACTCTGGTAGCACCCAAAGACTGGCAGAAAGAGATATGGATTCATCAAGACGAAATCTACACAACCAAGAAGCGCACTTTCACTGACAAGGTAAGTGGAGAAAAGTCTGTAAAGTCCTACAAAGCAGTTGATCCGAAGCCGACATCAATCAATGCTGCAAGGCGAATATTTCCTAATATAGACCTACGCAAGAATGAACGATGCAGGAAGATTGACGATAATAAGGTTGACTCTTTGCTCATTGCTGAGTATGCACGAAGAAAGAATTTGTAATCCATTTGTGACAAAACATAAGCTTTATTTAGATGTTACAAGTATTTTGTAGCGGTGCAAGTTTTGTCGTGAGACAAGGCTTGCATTTTCCTTTTTGATAATTTTACTATTATGATAACAAACGAAACACTTGCTAAACTGGCTTTGCAGACAGAACAAGGATTCCTCTTTCAGAACATCGAGAAATATGTCGCAGACTTTGAGACCATCGAAGACATTGAAATCATGGCTATCACTGCCTGTTGGCTTAACATCGGTATCAGAGCAGAGGGGTTTAATAATGCGCTTTGGGCTTACAACAAGTTCAAAGATGGAGGTAGCCCTCTACAATACGTTCTGAATAAGAGCCAGAACTATACCAGATACCAGTATTACTATACTAAGTTCACGTCACAGCACACCTTACATGACTGGTGGTTTTTGATGGGAAAGTTGTATAAGATATATTCAAACGGAAGTACCTTGCTTGCAGAGGTATTAAAGAAAATAGGTGATGCCGAGGACAAACGCATTGCAGTTCTACAGGCATTGACGGAAATCTTTGACGGTGTAAAGTTGATGCCGACGGACACAACCTACATTCCTAACAAGTATGTTAGATTTGTGATGATGATGGTTCGCCCAAGACCAATCGGTACAGGTATATGGTCAAAGACAGAACCAGACGTTTTTAGTCCGTTGCAGACTTTCATCCCTCTCAACAATGAACTTGTGAAAGTCATTGCCGATAACGAGATTCTGGAAAATCCTAACATGACGTGGGAGTTTGGAAACTCTCTCGTAGAATACTTTTCTGAGATATTCCCTGATGATCCCGCAAGAGGGTATTTCTCTCTCCTGGGTTTGATTGATTACCAACCAAATAAATAATATGAAAGAGAATTTTATTGCAGAACCGATTATAATCGGTCTCGACAATGAACTTTATCATCGTGGAGAGGGTTATGACCAGTATCTTTCATCTACACAGATAAAAGATTTTCTGGTATCTCCTAAATACGCAAAGTACAAACACGACCATCCAGAGGAATTTGTCATTTCAGACGATGCTCTGGAGTTTGGCAGTATGTATCATGCGTATATGGAAAGTTTGCTCAACCACGGTGATGACAGAGCGTTTGCCAAACAGTACCACGTGTTTGAAGCACCTGTCAACGAGAAAACAGGTAAGCCTTACGGGAGAGAGACGCAGAAATATATTTCCGCGCTCGAAGAAGCAAAGGCAAAGAATCCAGACTTGGAGTTTGTATCAGAAGACCGTGTGAATCTGGTGAAACTTATGGTCACAGAACTACTTGATAATTGCGGAGAGACATCGAAGCAGGTAAAGACTATCCTCAAACAAGGTCAGTCAGAGGTCAGTCACTTTGTTGAGTACGAGGGTTGTAAGTTCAAGTTCCGTCCTGACGTGGAGACAAAGCGAAAGATAGTGGACTGGAAGACAACGACGGCAGACAGTTTGCATCCTGCCGCTATTGCCAAAACTATCACCAAGTTCGGTTATGGTATTAGTGCCGCTTTCTACCAGTTCTTTGAACATGAGCAAAGCGGTGTCTGGAAAGATTTCTATTGGGTATTCCAACAGAAGACACCACCTTATGATGCGGTAATGGTGAGCGCAGAACAATGGGCTTATTCATATAACCGCGAGTACGACATGGTTTCCATGGGTCCGAGTGCAATACTCTTCAAGAAACTACTTGATCAGTATATCGAATGTGTTAAGTCTGGTGAGTTCCCCGGTGCAGAGGTGTTCATTGAGCCAGGCTTCAGAGGTCACAGGATCATGTCTGTAGATGCACCGACATTCAACACAGATTTTAAGTTCTATAAATAATTACGATTATGGCAGAAAAGAAAAACGAAGCGCAACAGCAGGACGCATTTGAAAACAATGCTGGCGCACAACAGGCCGCTCCTACCGCGCAGCCTTCACAACAACCCGCAGGTGAACCATCGGCACAGCCCGCACCCGCCGCAACTGCAAATCAGGGTGAGGATGGCTTGGTAAAGATTTCGCAGGGTCTTCCACCTCAGTTGAAGCCGTTGCAGAATTGTTTTACCGCACCCTACAAGACATTCATCCAAAACGGAAAGAACATTCAGGACTTACAGCGCGAGTGCAACTTTGCCGCACAAGCAATGTTAGCCAATCCCTATCTCATTGAGTGTGCTCAACACTACCCTGATGATTTTGTGAACGCACTGAAGAATGTTGTGCTTACTGGCATGACTTTGAATCCAACGCTGAAACTTGCATATCTTGTTCCTTATAAGGGCAGAGTTCAGATGCAGTCTTCATACATGGGTAAGAAGTCGTTTGCTATCAATACAGGTCTCGTTCTTGACATTGAATCCTATCTTGTTTATAAAGGTGATACTTTCGATGTTGAGCAAGGCAGTAACGCTCACATCACTCACAAGCCGAATCCATGGGGTTCTAAGAAGAAAGAGGATATTCTTGGTGGCTACTATCTGATCAAGTACCCGAATGGTACACAGCAGTTTGACACCATGACTATTAACGAGATTGACGATATTCGCAAGCGTAGTCCATCTGTTGGTAAGGGTAAGTCTTCGCCTTGGGACACAGACTACACAGAAATGTGTAAGAAGACACTTATTAACCGTGCTTACAAGCAGATTCCTAAACTTGAAATGAGCGATAAGGCGCGTGAGGCTCTGGAGATTCTGAATCGTGTTGACGATATGGCTGCAAAGGATATCAACTACGGTCAGAAAGCAAAGACTGACGATTTTGACGAGGCAGAGGAGGTATAAGGTATGGAAGTAACAGGTAAACTTATAGCGGCTATGCCTACCCAATCGGGCGTGTCGCAAAGGTCTGGCAATCCTTGGATGTCACGGGAGTATGTTGTAGAGATTCCTGGTCAATATCCGAAGAAAATATGTTTTAAGGTTTTCGGTGAGGATAGACTGAAACAGTTCAATCTCCGTAAAGACGAGACCGTAACCGTTCAGTTCGATATTGACGCGCATGAGTACAATGGTCGTTGGTTCAATGAGATTCAGGCATACAACATTCTGAGACCGCAGCAAGCAGCCCCTCAACCTGCCGCCGCACCCGCACCTGCCCCATCGTCTGAACAAGGTGGTGGTGACAGTGCCGATGACCTCCCTTTTGATTAAGGGGCTTATGGGTTCAACCTGTAAGCCCCTTCTTAATTCTTACAGAAATGCAGCATAAGATATGTTTCAAGTGTGGTCGTGATTTACCTTTATCTGATTTCTATGTTCATCTACAAATGGCTGACGGACATCTTAATAAGTGCAAGGAATGTACGAAAAAAGTTTCTTAGTACCGTATAGGGAATTTGGTGGTTCGATGCCGCCACAGACCACTATGAACAGATTAGAAGAGAGAAAGTTTTTGGAAAAGTATTACGCTACTACACCGAACAAAGACTTGTCTCAGATGCTTGGCATTTCGGTTGGTATGGTGATGCGCTATGCGTATCAGATTGGATTGAGAAAAGACCCGAAGTATTTGAGTGTTTTGAATCGCAAATGCGGTTTACAAAGTCCTGTGGCAAAGAATTGGAAATGTAAATGAGTACAGGCTTTATCAAGTTGAGTAAGGATCTTCTGGAAGACGAAATGTACTTTTCAGAACGATTCACCCGTATGCAGGCTTTCTTTGATTTATGTTTCCTTGCGAGTTTTGGTAACAGGACATTCTTTAAGAGGGGCATCAAAGTTGAGTTGCAAGCCGGGCAGTTTGCCAAGTCTGAGGAAGAATTAGCAGACCGATGGCAATGGAGTCGCAACACAGTTAGGAAGTTTCTTTCTGAACTGCAAGAATGTGGCAAGATTGAACAACAGAAAAGCCGCTTAATTACAGTGATTTCCGTAAAAAACGGCTTACTTGTTGAACAACAGAATGAACAACAAATTGCACAACAGAATGAACAACTAACAATAAGAAATAATATAGATAATATAGATAATAATAACATAGACGATACTAAGAAGAAAAAAGAAAGAAAAGAAAAAGTAAAAAAAGAAAAGGACGAACAGTTTGAAGCGGTTTGGCTTGCTTATAACAAGAAAGGTTCAAAGAAAGATTCCCTCGAACAATGGCAGAAGCTATCTGACGAAGAAAAGGAACGTGTGTTGCCTCATGTCAGGATATATGTCAGCAGCCGTGACCGTTCTTTCTGCAAAGACTTTCAGAGATACCTACGAGATAAAATCTTCAATGATGTTATCGTCAAAGGCAATGATACCATCTACGATCCAGAGCATTTTACGAATAAAGAAGAGTACCATCCTATGACAGATGGCATCTTCCAGTACTGGAATGCAGAAAGAAAGTGTTTGATGTTTAATGGCTACATCGACCAACTTAATGACGGTTATACCGACGATACAAGACCCGACGGCGCAAAAGTCGCTTGGAGCATGTACGAATGGATATGGAGCAGCCAGAAAAAACAATGGATAAAACAGAATGATTAACGAAGCAACTCTGAGGCAGTGGTGGCACGTCTTCAAAAACGACTCCGAGTTAGTTGAGATAAGGATGCTTGGTAAGTTCGCTTACAGCGGCTACTACAAGAATATCGACAAACTCATTGAAGACATCAAGCCTTACGAGGAACTTCCAGACGAACAGATATATTTCACTCTGAATGAAATTGACGATGGCTGTTACGGTCGCGCCCAATGCGAGAAAATTATCAAGAGTCCGAAGACTACGACGAATGACAACAATATCACACGTCGCACTTGGGTATTGATAGACTACGATCCAGTCCGCGTCACAGGTACAAATGCCACCGAAGAAGAGTTTGAACTTGCTCATAAAAAGGCACAGCAGGTTTTTCTCTATCTCCGCAAATGCGGTTTCAGTGACCCCGTAATCTGCAAGTCCGGCAATGGCTGGCACACCGTTTACAAGGTTGATATGCCTAACACCGAGGAAGTGAGGGATATGCTTTCGCAGTTCCTCCAGTCCATCGCCCTGATGTTTACCGATGAAAAGGTTGACATTGACGAATCGGTATTCAATGCCGCCCGTATCTGCAAACTCTATGGCACTACGGCAAAGAAAGGTGCAAACCTACCTGAACGGCCATGGAGAATGTCAGAGATAGTCTATGTACCTTCAGAGATTAAGGTAACAGACATTTCCCTCTTCCAAGCCGTCGCCAATCTTCTGCCGAAAGAAGAGCCGAAGCCGACACTTCCATATAGAGGCGGTGGTACTAATGAGCCTTTTGATCTGGAGCGGTTCCTGAATGACCACAACGTCCAGTACAAAAAAGAGACTTGTGCGAAGTGGACTAAGTACGTTCTTGACCATTGCTTCTTTAACCCAGAGCATAAGGGTAAGGATGCAGCCATCATACAAATGGCCAGCGGCGCAATCAAGTACACCTGTTTGCACAATACTTGTCAGCAGCATACATGGCAAGAAGTCCGGCAGATGCTCGACCCTCATGCCTACGAAAGACAGTACCAACCGCAGCCATACCAACCACAACAGAGGCAGCAGCCCTTTTCTGGAAAGCCACAAAGCACAGTACAGCAGCCTATCATACAGCCCGAAACCGCTGAACTTGGTAAGAAGTGGTTTTCGATGAAAGATATTGCGAAAGTCAATATCAATGAGTTGGAAGGCTTCAAGACTGGTTTTACCGAACTTGACAAAGCCATTCGCAAGTTGTTCTTTGCCTCTCTGGTGATAGTTAGCGGCTCAAACGCCTCTGGAAAAAGTTCTTGGCTAAATTCTTTGATTCTAAATGCGATTCAGCAAAGTCAGAAATGCGCGTTGTGGAGTGGAGAGTTACGACCAGACATCTTGAAGACATGGATTCAGATGGTCGCTGCCGGAAAAGAGTTTCTAAGACAGGGAAATAACGGAAAGTATTGGTATGTTCCAGACGATATATCGAAGAAGATAGATGATTGGACTGACGGTAAGTTTTTCCTCTATAACAACGAATACTCAAACAAGTGGGAACAGTTGTTTGCCGACATGAAAGAACTCCTGGCAGCAGGTGTCAGGGTCTTCATCCTTGATAACTTGTTCAGTCTCGACATTGACGTTTTCGATGGTGACAGCAACAAGAAACAAAAGGAACTGATAAATCAACTCACAGAATTTAAGAAGAAGCATAAAGTTTTAATCATCCTCGTAGCCCATCCAAGAAAGACCACCTCATTCATCAGAAAGAATGATATTTCTGGTACGTCTGCCATCATAGACGCTGCCGACTACATTTTCATTCTGCATCGTGTCAATAACGACTTCAGAAAGAGCGGTGGCGAGTTCTTTGGTGCTGCCAACATTCAGAAGTTCTTCGAGTTCTCAAACGTCTTGGAAGTTTCCAAAGATCGTATGATGGGAACACAGGACTATCTCGTTGGCATGTATTACGAGATAGAATCCAGACGGTTTAAAAATACCAACGACGAGAAGCGTGTCTATGGTTGGCGTGATGATATTGGTGTTCAGACGAATATGTTTGAAGAACCCGCGACCCCAACGGCAACGTCGGATGAAATGCCATTTGGAGCACCGACGGATGATGTACCCTTTTAATGACACATTACAGGAATAATGTATTTCTGTGAGCCTT